GCACCGGTAAATACACCATGGCACAAAAATTCATTGGCTTCAACACTCAGGGGCAATACAAAAAGTTTACCCTGACAGACTTCGAACTGATCAAGCGAGACCTGTTGAATGCGTTCAACATTCGTCAAGGTCAATTGCCAGGTCGTCCAGCCTACGGCACAGTGCTCTGGGACTTCTTGTTTGAAAATCAAGTGGAAGCATCGCAGCAGGCAATAGAGCGAGAAGTGCAGCGTGTGGCAGCAGGCGACCCTAGAATTTTCATCAGCGAAGTTGTGACATTCCCACAAGAAAATGGTATCTTGATTCAGGTGGAGCTCACTGTGACCCCGTCTACAGATGCCGAGCGGCTGAGTATTTTCTTTGATCTGCAACAGCGCAACGCCTCCTATGTATAACTAAGCCGTTTTTGTTGCCGCTAAATAAACAATAGAGGCGTATCAAGAATGGCAAAAACAACTAGACAAACAGCGATATTTGGTGTTGAAGACTGGAAACAGATCTATCAAACCTATCGCGAAGCAGACTTCCAAAGCTATGACTTTGAAACTCTTCGCAAGAGTTTTGTTGACTACTTGCGCCTGTACTATCCAGAAACATTCAATGACTACATTGAAAGTTCTGAATACATTGCCCTACTAGACGTTATTGCATTCATGGGCCAGGCTCTGGCATTCCGTACTGACCTAAACACTCGTGAAAATTACATGGACACTGCTGAACGCAGAGACAGTGTCACTCGCTTGGCCAATCTGATCAGCTACACTGCCAAGCGCAACATAGCAGCACAAGGTCTACTCAAGGTATTTTCTGTGACCACAACAGAAAATGTTGTGGACTATCAGGGTATAAATCTTTCCAACGTCACTGTGAACTGGGCTGACCCAACCAATCCTGACTGGCAAGAACAGTTTACCACAATCATCAACAGCAGTCTAGTGGATACTCAGCGTGTGGGTCGCCCAGGCAACCGTCAGACTATTCTGGGTGTGCGTACAGATGAATATGCAGTTAACCTGGTGCCAGGGTTCTTGCCCATAGTGCCTTATACCGCTGTGGTTGACGGTGTTACCATGCCGTTTGAAGCCATGAGTTCAACATCTGTGGGTGCCACATATCTATATGAGCCACCACCTAGAGCCAATCAGCCATTCAACATCCTGTTCCGCAATGATCAACTGGGATTTCAATCCGCAAATACCGGTTATTTCTTTATGTTCAAGCAAGGCGTACTACAGAATCAAGACTTCAACTTGGCCGAAAAAGTATCAAACCGCACAGTAAACATCAATATCGAAGGCGTCAACAACGAAGACCGTTGGTTGTTCCAGCTGGACAATGTGGGCAGTGTGAACCGTGAATGGACCTATACTGAAAACATCTATGCCGCAGCCGCTGAACAAGTGGGCACCACACTGCGTCCAATCTACACAGTGACATCCAGAACCAACGATCAAATTACCATGGTGTTTGGTGATGGTGTGTTCTCTGAAATTCCAGTGGGAACATATCGTGCGTATGTTCGTGCCTCCAACGGCCTGCAATACATCATCAATCCTGAAGAAATGCAGGCTGTGACCATTCCCATCAGTTACATCAGTCGCAATGGCAACCTTGAGACTCTAACGTTCACTTGTGGCATCACAAGACCTGTCAGCAACAGTCAAGCCCGTGAAAGTATTGATGCTATCAAGCAACGTGCCCCTGCCAGATACTACACACAAGATCGCATGGTCAACGGCGAAGACTACAACCTGTTTCCTTACACACAATACAATTCAATTGTGAAAAGCAAGGCCCTGAACCGTGCCAGCATTGGCACCAGCCGGTATCTTGACCTTGTGGACAACACAGGCAAGTATTCCAGCACCAATACTTTTGGCAGTGACGGCGGACTGTGGGAACAGAACATTCTGCCCACAATCCTGTTTGCCTGGACCAACCGAAATGAAATTGCAGATGTGGTCACCAACCAGGTGCAGCCCGGCATTGGCGAAACCACCATGCGGCAGTTTTACTATGCCAACTTTCCCAGAGTCACAGCAACTACCTTGCCCACATATGGTTCAACCACCTGGGTTGCAGGAGCCACCTGGAATCAAAGCACAACACTGGCCAACGAAACCACGGGCTATTTTAGAAATGCAATAACATCAGCCACCTGGCCCAACGGAACACCAATCCCAGTTGGTGCCACAACCACAACAGCATTCAAGTATGTGGCCGTGGGCAGCTTGATCAAATTTGTTGCACCATCGGGCTATTATTTTGACAGCAACAACAAGTTGCAGCAAGGCACACCAAGTCGTGCCGACGAAACACTAGACATCTGGGCCAGTCCACTGAGCATACAAGGCAACGGCTACAACAACGGTCTGGGCAACCTGAGTTCTGGAGCAGGACCAGTTGCACTCAACAATTTTGTACCTTCGGGCGCACTAGTAGACACTATTATTCCCTTGTTTGTGACAGACCTGCCACTGAGCCTGGAACAGGCCATGGCTGAACAAATTTTGTTGAATCGCAACTTTGGTATCGGCTATGACAACAACGGCGACATCACAGGTACACCATATTCGTGGTACCTGATTACCAGCACCAATCTGGCAGCAGATTCTGCCTTTAGTCAAGCCAACGCAGGATCAACCTCAGGCACCAATCAAGATGCGTCATGGCTGGTGCAGTTTGTGGTGCAAAATCAAAACTACACAATCACATTCCGTGGACTGGCCTACTACTTTGGATCAGTGTTGCAAACACGTTTCTTCTTCTACGATGGCGCCCAGGTCTACGACAGTCGTACAGGTACTGTGATCAAAGACTACATCAATTGCCTGGCCGTGAACACACAACCTGATTCCACTAATCATTTGCCTGGCGACATTTTTATGACCATTACTGGACAACCAGTTGAGAGTGACGGCTATGTTGATGACTTCCAGGTGCTGGTAGGATTCCGCGACAGCGACAACGATGGTGTTCCAGACAATCCAGACTTTTTCTCTGAGATCGTGGCGCCCGCAGTAGACAGTACTCAGAAATACGTATACCTACAAAAGACCGTGGACTTTGACAATCTACAAAGATTCCTGCTGGTAGAGGCCGGCCTTGTGACCAGTGACTATGCTACCATAGACGACATTGAACTGGTCAAATTGGAATGGAGTCCTGGACAGGTATTCTATGCCTATACTGATCAGACGTTCTATCAACTCAGCATTGGTACCACAGGATTGAGAACACTTGTCAACGTGTCAGATGAATGGACAGTCCGAACTGGTCGTCAAGATTTGTATTATCAATACCGTCATAACAGTCCGTTGACCAACAGAATTGATCCAGGGACAACCAACATCATTGACTTGTATGTTGTGACCTTGTCCTACTACACAGCATACCAGAATTGGATTCGTGACACTACGGGCACTGTAGTTGAACCAGATGTTCCCAGCATTGACGAACTATCAACTGCATATCAAAAACTACAAGATTACAAAATGTTAAGCGACAATATTGTGTTGAATTCAGTGGTGTTCAAACCCCTGTTTGGTGAAAAAGCCGCATCCAATCTGCGAGCCACAATCAAAGTTATACGTGCATCAAACAGCACAGCCAGCGTTAGTGAAATCAAAAGTGCAGTAGTAGCATCCATGAACACATATTTTTCCATTGACAAATGGAACTTTGGAGATACTTTTTACTTCTCAGAATTGGCAGCATACTTGCATAGAACACTTGGCACAATAATTAGTTCAGTGGTCCTGGTACCACTTGACACACAAAAATACTTTGGCGATCTGTACGAAATACGGTCAGCACCCAATGAAATATTTGTCAACGGCGCAACAATCAACAACATTGATGTGATTGAAGCACTCACCAGTACCAATTTGCGTACTGCCCCTGGTAGCGGAGTAATTTAATGGCCAATGTTCGTAGTGTAGATTTTCTTCCTGAAATATTTCAGACTGATGCCAACAAGCAGTTTCTAGCGGCCACTCTAGACCAACTGATTCAAGAGCCCAATTTCAAAAAGACGCAAGGCTTCATTGGCCGCACAGTGGGACCGGGTGTCAACCCCAACGACCGATATGTGATTGAGCCAACCACAACCAGAGCCAACTATCAACTGGAGCCTGGTGTTGTTAGTCTAGAGCCGGACACAGACACAATCAAGGATGTCATAACATATCCAGGTCTAAATGACGCTGTGACTTTTCAAGGTGGATCTGGCGCTCGACCCGATAGACTATATTCAAGCGAATACTATAGCTGGGATCCGTTTGTTGATTTTGATGCGTTTGTGAACTTTAGTCAATATTTTTGGGTACCAGCAGGCCCGGCAGCAGTTGACGTTGCTTCGGTTGGCGTTCCGATCACAGATAATTTTGTAGTCACAAGAGAAAATGGTGCCTACAGTTTTTCTGGAATTTCTGGCACAGATCCAATCGTCCAACTGGTTCGTGGCGGCAGCTACACGTTTCAAGTGTCGCAGAATGCCAAAGAAACTGTAAACTATCGAGTTCGCAATGCCGGCGTGGGGGCTTATGTAATTGATTTTCAAAACAATCCCACGCTGACTCTGGCTCGCGGCAACACATACGTGTTCAACTTGACACTGAGTGGTGTATATCCATTCTGGATCAAGACTGAGCCTACTACAGGACTGGGTGAAACATACAGCTCAGGTGTGACTCGCAATGGTGCCACTACTGGTCTGGTCACATTCACAGTGCCGCAAGACGCTCCAGATACCTTGTACTATGCTTCAGAAAATCAAGTGCTGATGCAAGGCACTTTGAACATTGTTAATTCTGCTCCAGGCACAGGTCCCGGGTTCTGGATTCAATCAACTCCTGGCGTATCGGGTGCAGTAACGTCTACTCCCAACATCAGTTCAAGAGATGTGCTGGGTGTGGTCAACAACGGTGAAGACCTTGGTACTGTGGTATTCAACGTGCCACAAAAAACAGCACAAGATTTCTATTACAATCTTACCAGTATTGGTACTGTTGACCTACTGACTACCCTGCAATTTGCACAAATAAACAATCAGCCAGTAAGTGAATTTATAGCCACCTACGGCGGCATTGACGGCAACACCAATCTCAACAGCCGGACCATTATCTTTACAAATCCCACAGTGGACACACAGGATGGCGGCTGGTATCGTACCAGCTTCTTTGATCCCTTGATTCAAGACTCTGCCAACAACGGTCTCAATGGCAGTTATGACAGTATACCATTTGATCTTACCATAGACATTGCTCCAGATCAACGATATCAAAAATATCAAATTACCTATGTGGATATTGCTGGCGTGTCATACATTCAGCTGAACAAGATTGCTGACATTGCTCCCTTGGAAAAATTCACAATAACCAATGGCACAACCTACAGCAGTACGCAATGGTACAAGGACACCACGGGCATATTCCAACAAATACCCTTGTTGAGTGCTGTACAAAATGTCCTATACTATCAAGACGGTACGGATCCAGAAATATTTGGAGAAATCAGACTTCTAGATCAAACTGATAGTAATACTCTGTACGTGGACGAAATTGCTGGGCGCAAAGATTACACAGCACCAAATGGTGTTAAATTTACCAACGGTCTCAAGGTACGATTTACTGGTGATGTTGTACCAACCAGTTATGCATCAGGCACAACAGCATTTACCTGTAGCCAGACCGAAGCAGGAACCAACTATATTACCAGTTCTGCCAGCACTGATTTGTATGTTGGTCAAGCTGTGGTATTTGTATCGCCTACGCTGGGCGGCCTAGTTGCGGGAACCACCTATTATGTGCGGTCAAATGCAGCCGCCGGCACAAAGTTCACTGTGAGTGCAACCCAGTACGGCAACACTGCTGTGACTCTTCAAAATGGCACTGGCACTATATAGTGCCAGTGCCATTTTGAA